GTCGGCGTCTACGGTTACGGTGAAATAAATCTCGCACGTAATTAAGACGCCTTCGTTGTTGAAAAGTTCGACCGTTGTTGATGAATCCATAAGTATCTCCGCGAGTAGACGCACCTCTACACCTGTAGAAATTACATCTTTAGTTTTTATTTAGTTGATTGGATTTCCTATCGTGGTACTTAAACGACATTCATTGTCGCTTGGTCGCTTCAGTGAGCTAGGCTGTCTTTACTTCATTGGACCCGGCAAGGTCAGAAGCTAGACAGCCACATTTAAAGGCGATGACGTTGATAATCTCTTCCACGTCACGCACCGGGAACTCGTCTCGGTACATCTTATCTAGCCCGGCAAGGCTAAACCGATAACCTGCGTCCTGAACCGACGCCACGACTTGCTCTTTCGTGAATCCGCTTCTCATGACCGCTTTTCTAATTTTCTGACCGCACACGTTAGTTATGTTTCTCATGTAGTTAAGATACGCCCATAATGGTCACGTTTCAAGAGAAAAAGCGTCCATATTGGTCGTTTTGAAAAAATTACAATGAGTTAAAATCGCTATATGACTAATTTGGGCACAACTATCGGAAACAGTGTAAAGGAGCTTAGGGGTGAAACCTCTCAGAATGACTTTGCTGAATTTCTTGGTATAGCCCTAAGAACATATCAAAGGTATGAGTCTGGAGAGCGACTTTTCCCAGACGATGCCTTAGACAAGATCACCAAGAGATACAACCTAGAATTAGTGGACTTATTTAAAAATTCAGGAATTAAGAAAGAGTTTACTGCGCCACCGTCAAACACAGTCACCCTTAAAAAGATTCTTTCAATCCCAGACGAGATTTACGAGATGGCCGACAAAATGGATAAAGAGGCATGGGATACCGTTGCTGGTACAATGGAAGGGGAGCTAAACCGAATCCAGGGAAACGAAAAGTTTTCATCTTAGGCCAGTTTTTTAACGATTGATAATCTTCGCTCTTTGTTTCTTTTAAAATCAATTTTCACAACCGCAACAAGCCCACATTCAAACTTGATCCTTAGAGTCCTTTCATTAAGTTTATTTAAATCTTCAGAGTCTAAGAGCATGATAAGTTCCTTGATGATTCTTCGCTTTATCGCCACAGATTCCTCCTGGAATATGGATATACTCAACTATCGGCCTTTAGATTGAAGGCCTAAGCTAATAATAAGGCTACTTACCTCAAGATTTCTTAATCTAATATTTGTTACTTAAGTTTTAAGAAAGTCTAAACATGACCTTAAGAAAGCTTGATTAAATTGCAAGTGCGGAGCGGCCGATAAGGATACAAAGGGTATTTATGAAAATTCTAGTTTTGCTTTTTGTCGTTTCTTCATGCGCTACTTATGCACCTCGCTCTTATAAGCAGGAATGCGGGGTTAAAGGAATGGTGCTCACTGGAGTAACGAGTGACTCTGGCTCATTTAATTCTTATGCTGGCGGGAGAGGTAACTACTCAAGCGATGGCGTCCAGTGTGTTGTTCCGTCAAATGAGTTTCAAGAGTGCCAAGCTAGAATCTATGGGCAAGCATCAAGACCGGTTGATGAATATAACGAATGGTATGGCACAAAGAGATTTGTCACGGGTCTAGGTTATTACGCTTTAATTGTTCCAGGGATTGCCGCCAAGCTATTCTTTGACCACCAAAGAGATAAGGCAGTTCAAGAATCTTACGAATTAGAAGATAAACTTTCAGGGCAATGTATAGAAAACAGAGTCCCGGCAAATAGTAACTAGCCTCTTCGTTTCTACAAAGTCGGGCTTATCTAAATTATTGCTCACAGTTAGCCTTGTTTCATGGCGTACTCAATCACGATAGAAATTCCGACCTCTGCGACCGATGCGAATAAAACGAATCGAGGGAATAAGTTTGCCCATAATGCCAATCGTCAGGCAATTAAGAAAACAGTTGCACTTCTTTGCTCCAAAAATAAACCGGAACAACCGCTAGAAAGATTCTTAATTACGGTTACGCGATACGGGGCAAGAGCTTTGGACTACGACAATCTTATTTCATCACTTAAGGCCCATATTGACGGGCTAACAGTCGGCGGCGTTATTGCTAGCGATTCCTGGAAATTCATTAAGTACATTTCAGTAAACCAGATTGTCGGCAAAGAAAAGAAGCTTGTCATTCAAGTTGAGGAGATGCCTTGAATAAGCGCGAGTGGCTTAAATTCATTCCGAAATGCAAAGAAGCTCATCACATTAGAGAGATTTACAACGGCACTTATCTTTTAATCGGTGAGCCCGCAGTTCAAAAACAATTCTTCGACAAGATTGATTCACTTCTTGGGTCAATGATTAGTGAGCATACAAGAAGATACTTGGGAGAACTCAGAGAAGACATTGAAGACGAGATTGAAACTTGCAAGAAAAGAAATAGTACAGGGACATTAGTTGAAAGAAAGAAGATGCCGGATAGACCGTCACTGGATCCAATGGCAAAACATAAAACAGTTTTGAGAATCATTGAATCACTCAAAGAAGAAATTCAGAGAATTGAAAAGCTAATGAAAGACATAATCGAGGAGTCTAAAGATGTGGAAGCATAAAAAGTATCCAGGCAAGGACTTTAAAGGCGAGTATTCATTTTATCACGGCGGCGAGCGGTTCTTTGTTTTATGCAAAGTCGGCTCAAGTGTTGTGAAGATTTACGAGTCATGGCAAGCGGCAAAGAAAGACGGTTGGGTTAAGAAATAACACTAAATTAGTATGGAATAGTATGGCATTTGAGCCCGGACATGAAAAATTAGGCGGCAAGGTTAAAGGTTCTTTAAACAAGAAGAACCAAGAGATCCAAGAACTCGCTAAAGAGCTTGGGTGTAACCCTGCCAAGATTTTAATGCTCATCATGATTGGTGACAAAGAAACGCTCAAGGAAGAGAAGGATATTGACCTAGATCGCAAGATGAAAGCTGCCGAGTCGCTCATGCCTTACCTCTACGGCAAGCGCAAGCCGGTTGACTCCGACGGTGACGATACAGACAGTCTATTGTCGGTATTTGTGAGCGCCTTAAATGCGGATAAGTAATGACCAGCTTTCCGAAATATTAGAGCGTTTAAAAGATAAGCACTGGCGTATGAATAATCTTTACTTCATTAAAGATAAGCGCGGTCAAAAAGTTCGCTTTGTTTATAACTATGTCCAAGACGAGTATCAAAAAAACAAACACAACCGAAACATAATCCTTAAGGCAAGACAACAGGGCTTTACTACTTACGAGTGCATTAACGCTCTTGATAGTTGCCTTTTTAATTCATATTTTGACGCCGGGATCATTGCCCACACTGTCGATGACGCCGAGAAGATTTTCACAAATAAGGTAAAGTTTGCTTACGACAATTTACCAGAGATTATTAGAAAAGCACTTCCGGCAAGAACCGACAGGGCAGGGGAGTTAAGATTTTCAAACTCATCCAGTATCAACGTCTCGTCAGGCTATCGAGGCGGGACGCTCATGAAGCTGCACGTTTCAGAGTTCGGGAAGATATGCGTAAAGTATCCAGAAAAAGCTCGGGAGATTATCACGGGAGCATTTAACGCCGTCCCTCTTGATGGAGACTTAACCGTAGAGTCAACCGCTGAAGGAATGAATGGCGCATTCTATGAGCTTTGCGAGAAGTCCCAAAACTTAACAGGACAACTTACGCCGCTTGATTTCAAGTTTCATTTCTTCGCATGGTTTCAATCCGCTGAGTACCGACTAGATCCGCAAGGAATATATATTCCAGACGGAATCAAGGCATACTTTGAAAACCTTAAAGAGAACCACGGCATAGAATTAGATGACCAGCAAAAAGCATGGTACGCAAAGAAGTATATCGAGCAAGACGACGACATGAAACAGGAGTACCCGTCTTATCCAGAAGAGGCCTTTAGAGCTTCAGGTCGTCCGGTATTTAACCTAGACAAGATCGGCAAAGAGATTAAGCGGGCAAAACTTAAAACATCACTTAAAGGAATTGTAAGCGCCAAGGGATTCGAGGAAGTACCTAGGGGGCCTGTATCAATCTTTAAAAGACCTGTAGTGGGCGAGAATTATGCCATAGGGGCCGACGTTGCCGAAGGACTAGAGGGCGGAGACTTTTCGACCGCATCGGTACTGAATAAAAACTTTGAACAAGTCGCAGTTTACCATGGCCATATTGCGCCTGATCTTCTGGGCGGTTTACTGGTAAATCTTGCTAAGTACTATAACGATGCTGTACTTGCTCCCGAGATAAATAATCATGGTATTTCGGTCATTGATTCAATTAAGCGGCTTAAGTATTACCACCTCTATCGTCGAGAAGTTAAAGAAGAAATCTCTGAGAACAAGCTCGATAAGGTCGGATGGCATACCAATGTTAAAACCAAGATGCTGATGCTGGACTCACTTAAGGAAACATTTAGGGACGATTCAATTACGATTAATGACGAGGCAACACTCAGAGAGATGATGACCCTTACGCTTGAAGATGATGGCGACGTGGTGCTAAACTCAAAAGATAGAGTTGTGGCGCTTGCGATTAGCATTCAGGCCATTAAGCAAGCATCGGGCGGAACGGGTGCTTTTGATTCTACGGGTAAAAAGACTTTTAAAAACCTTGAGGAAATGCTTAAATTTGATTCATCCGAAAACGGGGAGAGTTACTTTGATTAAGTGGTTAATAAGATTTTTTAAAAATAAAACTGGCGCATATGATTCCTTGGAATGTTCGTGTACTTCACTTCATGATTGTTGTGATTACTGCAAAATACAACGAAGCCCGTGGCTTAATATAGCCACACTCACTAAGGGCTCGGAAAGGATGGGTATCAATTGGAGGCAATCGGCAGAGATTAAAACACTTGCCTATGACCCTGCCGAAGATCCAGACAAGATTATGCGCGGAGAAGTTGAAAGCTATTTTGATTAAATCTCGCCAAGAAGTTTGGCCGCTTCATTGCCTGATATTTCCGCACCGGCAGCAACGGCGTCCTTAATGACTTCTTCGGTGAAGTTAGTCTTTTTCTTCACGGTGTCTCTTTGCCTTTCGTTGCCAACCTCGACCATGCCTTTCTCTTTCAAGACTCTCTGGTATTGCTCATTTGATCTTATTTCCATGCCTAGCGCTGGATGAAAACCAGGTTTAAAGCCGTCGCCTCTTGAGTGAGAATTAGCTCTAAGTAATGACTGACTTCCGACTTGATCCATAAAGCCGTTAAAAACAAGGTCGCCATGCTTTTCTTTAAGCTCATAAAGCTCGTTACTGGTAAGGCTTGGGAGCTCGTGAATTGATTCGTCTGCAAAAATGTAGGTAAAGAGTTTCATTCCTAAAACTTAAACAGAGTCGTGTGATTCCATAACTCCTATTTCGTAGAGTCGAAGGCGGTATAGAACTCGTCACCGTTTGCCTTGATACTTATGCCATTGCCGCATAATCGCTTATCAGGATGAACTTTTGGAAATCAACAAAGACGAAGATTCTGAAAATACCGACGTTAAAACTATCGAGTTATTGAACAAGAGATTCAAGGAAGCCGCTAAATACCGTGAGACATTTGAAGAAGAGTGGAAAGAGTGTGAAGACTTTTACAATGGGAAGCATTGGAAAGATCAAAACAGAAGCTTTAAGAATCTTGTATTCCCTTTGGTTGAGCAAGAAGTCTCGACTCTCACCGATTCTTTACCGTCTACAGACATTTTAGCAAGAAAGCCCGAGCGAGAAGAAGATGCAAAGACCCTTGAAGCATCAATCCATTTCACTTACGAGCAGCAATCATTTTTCTTAAAGCTTGCCATGGCATTGCGTGGGTCACTTAAAACCGGCACTGCATTTCATTACGTTGATTTCGACCCTGACGCCGACAATGGTCAGGGCATTACGACAATCAAAAATATTCCATGGAAGCACGTTTATCTTGATCCTTCCGCCACCGAAATCGACGAGGCGGGCTTTGTTGGGATTAAGTTTCCGGTGCGAATCGAAGAGGCAAAAAGAAAACACCCTAAGTTTGCCGATAAAATATCATGCTCAAGTTCTGAAGGCGGATCTCAATATGAGTCTACCGGTCAGGGCCTAAACGAGAATAGAGCGAATTATGGTACTGGCCAGAGTTCCGCTAGTGATAAGTTTAAGCTCGAAGGAATGGTTACAATTGAAGAGGCATGGCTTCGCGATTACACCATGGTTAATATCCCAGAGAGTGAGACTGCGGAGAAGATCGCTAAAGAGACGGAAGCTTTTTTTCAGGGTGTAAATCCTCCGATCACTCGATTTGAAGATCATGCCAAGGAAATTGAAGCTCATCACGCCCAGCTTGTTTCTATCGCTGGCGAAGCCCTCGGTGTTAATCCTGCCGATGTTACCGAACAAGACATAGAGCAACTTAAAGAAGATCCACGAATCGGCATTGTCGTTTTAATGATTCAAGACCACATCAAAATCCACGAGCAGTATCAAAAAACTAATCCAGAAAACAAGCGTCCTAAATACGACTCGTCACTTCGTCTTGTTATCAAGATTGGAAACGTAATCGTTTACGATGGCTCGCCTCCTGTCGAAGACGGCATGGTTCCGCTCGTTCCTTACTATTGCTACAAAGACGAGGCATCTATTTACGGAGTCGGAGAAGTTAAAAATATCCTTCCGGCGCAGAAATCATTTAATGAAATGGATCACGCTGAAATGGAATCTTTGCACTTATCCGCTAATACCGGCTGGGTCATTGATTCAGACTGCGGCGTAGAACCTTCAAGCATTACCAATAAGCGCGGAAAGATTTATCAAATCAAGCCAGGTTCAGGCTTTAGACGTTTAGAAGCGGGACAGGTTAACCCTCAACTAGCTATGAGAAAGCAGTCTGACCAACAATTCATGCAAATCATAACGGGCATGAATGAAGCTTCTCAAGGAAGAGCATCGGGCGGGATTACTGCTGCAAGAGCTATCGAAAGACTTCAGCAGCAAACCAATGGACGCTTAAGGCTTAAATCAAGCTCTCTTGCGTTTTACTCATTGCCTCGCTTGGGTCGATTAGTGGCATCTCGAAACTCTAAATACTGGACGACTGAGCGCCTTATGCGTGTGACTGATAACTCTACCGGACAAGTAAATCTAATCAAATTCTCTCCAGAGCAAGTTAGGGATCTTGAATACGACGTTCGCGTTGTTCAGTCATCTCTTGCCGGAACAGACAAGGAAGCGATCGCCGATGCCATGCTTGCTTACGTTGAGAAGGGATTAATGCCAGCGAAAGTTTACTTCCAGACGGTAGACGTTCCAAACAAGAAGAAAATTCTTGAAGCATTAGACGAAGCCGATCAACAAAAAATGATGCTCCAACAACTCACTCAAGAGAACGAGCAGCTCAAGGCAATGATTCAACAAGATAATAACGGGGAACCAGCGGAGCACAATATGCCCGCAGAAATGGAACCCCAAGAATAGGAGTATTTTGAATGTCTGATAACAGTGGATTGATCGGTTCCCTTACCGATCTAGGAATTGACCCGAGTTCGTTGGATAACGACTCAGATTTAGAGACTGATAGCTCAAGCATGGAAGCTGAAGGCGAAGTCAAAGAGGAAGAGGTTAAGGCCACTACTGAGAACGAAGACGAATCAGATATTCCCGTCAATCCTGAAGATGGAGAAAAAGTAAGCGAGCCGGTAACTGAACCAGTTATCGAGGAGCCAAAATTAACTATCAAACAATTTCAGGAAATCGAAGCCGCTAAACAGAGTTTAGAGGTAGAGAGAAGAGCTTTTCAAGAAGAGAAGCAAAAAATGGAAATGGATTTCCAGAAAAATTATCATGAAAAAATAAAAGCTCATGATGAACTGGATTCTTACCTGGCAGACGTTGCGCAAAATGATCCAGATTTATTCGACCTTATTAAGGCCGGATTCTCAGAGCATCGTAAGCAATTCTTCAACCCTGCTGTCGATCAAATCAGACAAGAAACTCAAAGCCTCCGCAAAGAACTTGATTCATTTAAGGCCTCTGCAAGCGATGAAGTCACTCGCACCAAGCTTGATTCAGAAATTAATCAAGTTAAGGGAACGCTAGGCAAGGAAGCCGAAGCAGCGGGTGTGAAAATTGATTGGATGAAAGTTGAAGACACATGGGCGGACAATCCTAAGTTATCTATTGAGTCGGCAGTGTACGCTCTTTACGGGGCAAATATCGCAAAAGCTCAGGCCTCTAAGGCTTCAGTGGCAGCGGTAACAAACAAAGTTGCGGCACGTCCTTCGGTTTCTACCGCTGGGAATGTTTCGCACTCTAACAAGTCGGCGCAAGAAAATATCCCCAAGGATGCTTACGGGGCGGTTCAGTATTACGCACGAAAACTGACAGGAAAGTCGGCTTAACAAACAACAAAAACAAATCCCATGGAGGGAATTTATGGCTCTTACTTACGCACAACTTTCAGCAATTGCAACAAATGCAATCGACAAAACTCTAACAGACAACGTTTACACAGCTACTCCGGTTCTTAAGCGTCTTTCAGACAAGGCTAAAAAACTTGCTGGTGGATTAGCTATCCAGGTCCCGGTTATTAGCTCACAAACTGGCGCGGGCGGATCTTTCTCTGACCTTGATGCTTTAACAATCACTCGCACTGACGATATGTCTGCTGCCGTTTATAACTGGAAACAGTATTACGAGCCTATCAGAATTTCTCAACTCGACGTTGCTAAAACTTCTGGCGATGCCGGAAAGCTTGACCTAGTAGCTTCAAAAATCAAGATCGCAGAGTCTAACTTTGCTGAAAACCTTTCAGTAGGTATCTTCTCTGACGGTACTGGTAACTCATCTAAAGTGATTACTGGATTTGCAGCTATGATGAGCACTTCATCAACTTACGGTGGAATCGCAGTGGCAGACATGGCGGCTTGGGTTGCTCAGGTTGTTTCTAACTCTGGTACAAACCGCGCTCTTTCTCTTGCACTTCTTCAGCAGTTAGACGGTGCTTGTACTAACGGCAAGGATACTCCGAGCTTGTTTATCTCGAAGCAAAACGTTTACGACGAAGCTTATAACCTCTTTACAGCTTTTCAGCGTATCGAGTCTGAAGAAATGGGTAAACTTGGGTTCAAGTCACTCATGGTTAACGGTAAGCCTCTTGTTGTTGATGCTCACGCTCCAGCAAACTCAATCCTCGCAATCAATGAAGACTACGTGAACCTTTACATCCATAAAGATCACAACATGAGAAAAGAACACCATG